CTTCTTTAATAACATATTTTTGTGTGCCATTCTTACCATGTTCCACAGATTTTTTTAACTCTTTTAAGTAACTCATCTGTTTAGCTTCTTTGTTTATTTTAGCTATGTGATCTAAAACTTTTTTAGTGATTCGTCCCGTTGCCATTGTATCTCATTTCTCTATTTGCATCTTTTAATTTTTCAATATCAACCAAAACCTTGTCCATTTGTTTACGTAAAAATTCTATGTTAACTTTGTTTAATGCCATAGATTCTATATGTTTGTTTAATTTATCCGTGGTCTTATAAAGATCCTCGATCATCATAAATTGCTCAGAATCAGCGGGGTAAGGATCCGAGTTGCCCACGTGGCCACTTGATACGGAATTCCGTATTCTCCTCGAGATCCTTCTCCATTATTTGTATTCGAGTGTCTGCAACATTGAGACGCTCTATGATTTGAAAATAGCCCATTGTTCCAAGTGCTACGATAATTATCAATGAAGCAACCGTCTTCATTGGCATTTGGACGGCTGCCTCTTCTGATATGTTGAGTGGTTTGTTAGACATTAATCTCCTTTAAGCCATTTATGAATTTTTACAAATGGCCAACAAATTATGTCCCAAATTTTACAACAAATTCTTTTACATTTATCCATCATTTTTTTTCTCCTCTATTTCATAGAACATATTATCGGTGTCTTCTGTCACCCAATCTTTTCCTTCAACGTCCCAATAGGTTGTTTGCACCTTATAATCTGGCCATGAATTATCTGTTGTATAATTATTAACATGCCAAATTATTCTATTGTTTGGTTGAGCTGCATAATTACCGTTATCTAACGCCATTATGTGTGCACACTTGTGCTCTTGCGGAATTTCAGAATGCTCCGTGTTTAATATATTAGTCTCTGGATGCGCCCAGTCAATAGTAAAAAGATATTGTCCTCCGTAGAATTTCTTATCTTTTCCTCTAAATTTTCCCTCTATGCCAGATAAAAAATCAAAGCAATGAACACTAGGCCAATAACTGAAACAGTTCCACAATTGAAGCTTGTCGACTGACATATCCGGCACTTCGGCTCTAGAAAAACGTTTTTGGAAAAACGCTGAGATAGGCAGTCTCCAAAAACACGCACCGTTGGGTAACATGATATTAAATAAGAGAGCACGCCCTGACACAGACGTAACACCAAAGATAACACATTCTTCATCCCCTCTTTTAGTTTTGTCCAAATCATACAGATACTCCTTTCTTATTTTGCAGTAGATTGGCGGCACATTAGCATTTAAATAAGACATAGTAAATTATTTTATTTCTCCCCAGTTAGGGCCAGATTCATAGTCTACTTTATTAGGCACCTCCAAGTCAACTGCATTTTCCATTATATCTTTTATCTTTGAAGCCTCCAAATTATTTGTTACAGAAAAATCTAATTCATCGTGTATTTGTATGTGAGCTGTAATTCCTTCTTTATGTAAATCAATCATTGCTTTTTTTGTCATGTCTGCAGCTGATCCTTGTATTAGTCTGTTTAAAGCTTTGTATGTAAAAGCTCTACGTAAACCATTGTTGTGCCAATAATTTTTTTTAGGATTACCATCTTTATCTTTGATTATATTATCCTCTAAATCTTTTAAATATGGTCCCATAGATTGAAGTTCTTTTATTCTCTCATGATCTTCAGGTGGCACATAAGTTCCCCAATCAGAACCTTTTAGTATAGGCTCATATTTTGGAAAACGACATCTTCTTCTAAGAATAGTTCTAATCACACCTTTGTTTTGTGCTATATTCATTATTCTATTCATAAGTTGTTTTACAAATGGAACTCTTTTATGATATTTTTTAAATAATTCTTCTGCTTTATCTTTGGATACTCCTAATTCAGCCTGTAACTTTGCTTTTCCCATACCATAAAACAATCCTAGATTAATTACTTTTGCTTGCGATCTTGGTATCTCTGCCATGTCGGCAACTATTTTATGAAAGTCTGCACCTGCATCATTGTTGTATTGTTCTGTAATTGCATAAGCTGTTGGTAATTCTGCTTTTATACCATAGTGTGCAACTAGTCTTGGTTCTTGTTGTGAATAATCAAAGCAACCCCATTTCATTCCTTCCTCCGGTATAAACAAAGATCTAAGCATTGGCCCTGTTACCGGATCTCTTGCAGGTATCTGTTGTAAATTTGGATTATGATAGCTAAATCTACCAGTGACTGTGCCGCCGTCATCAGATCTAATTTGATTTATATCTGAATGTATTCTACCACAATATTCGTATTTTATTATTGAATCTATAAAAGTTGTTCTAACCTTGTTTATTTTTCTAGCCTCTGCTATCATACGAACTAATGGATGTTTATGATTAGCAATAAAATTTTTTGTAAATGAAGGTTCGTTTGTTTTCTCAGTTCTGGAATATTCTAATTTTAATTTATCAAAGAGTGGTGCAATACTTCTTGCTGCCATTAATTGAATTTCTACTCCACTTTCTCTTTTTATTCTTTGGAGTAACATATCTTCTTGTAGCTGTAACTGTCGCTTCAATTCATGGGCTCTGCTCACGTCCACTCTCACTCCAAGAAATTTCATGTCAACGAGACAAGGAAAAAGATCAGTTTCTAAATTAAATATATCTTGAAGATCATCCTCTATAATTTGTTGTTTAAATTTTTGCCAAAGTTCTAAAGTTAATTCAACGTCTCTTTCTGCATACTCTCCAACTTCCATAGCAGGTAACTTCCACATATCAGCTTTTGGATCTAATCCTCTTTCTCTTGCAGCTTTAAGAAGCTGCGCTTCATTCTTTCCTCTGCCAAGAAAAGTCCATGAACAAGCGTTTAAAGTATATTGAAATCTATTTTCATCAATTAAAGATGCAGCAATCATTGTATCTACAATTAAACCGTTGATTTTTATATTTAATTTACGTATCCAACATACGTCGTACATTGCGTTGTGAAATATTTTTGTAGCGGGTGATGCACATATATCTTTAAACCACAATAATACTTTGTCTTTATCCATATTGGGTCCCTCACCATGTGCAATTGGAAAATAACCTTTCCAACCATCAACTGCAACGGCTATGCCTACCACTTCACCATTGTTTCTCATGACTCCTGAACCCAGTTTTTTTAGATCTGGATCTCTCGTCTCCAGGTCAATTGCTATCTCTTCTGCATGTCTTAAGTCCGGAAACTCTTTTGGTGGAATCCACTCAGTCTGTGGCACTATCATTTTCTAGAGTCTTTTAATTTTAACATTTCTAATTGACAATAATGTATTATTTTTTCTAGATCTTGTACACCTCCTTTTCTCTGATATCTGCAAACATATTTCACTACGTTTCCTTGAAAAAAAGAAAGATTATTTTTAGAAATAAATTCGTATGGTTGTATGGGAAACTTAGTATAGTGATTCCCGCCTACCTGGGTGAATTGTGGAAACGACTCTTTAAATATATCTTTATTTGTCATATTTCATACTCCTTGTTTTTGTTTTTAGTTTTTAGTTTATACAAATTATTACGTGCTCTCGTAATTCCCACATACCATACGCGATGTTCCTCATCGCTTTTTGCCATGCTTCTTTTAATAGAATTTTTAATTTTTTCTCCTTGATGCATACATAAAATTACGTTATCCTCTTCGCCACCTTTTATTGCATGAATTGTAGAAACCCATATTCTTGCACGCTCGTCCAAATTTTCTTTTTGATTTAGTAAATTTTGTATATAATTTTTTTCTTTTTCAGGTACTTTGGTAAACAAATCATACCAATTTATTTTCTCGGTTACTGTTTTTTTATCTGTTAATTCTAATATGTCTTTCCAGTCTTTTTCCTCTAATTTGTCATCATTGTTGACCCATCTGTTGTAGTTTTTTATCTTCCTGTATAGCTTTACTTTGTAACTTTTACCTTTGTTGCTTTGATAATACAAATTCTTCTTTTTTAATTCTTCCATTATTTCTATGGCCTTATCTTTGGTTCTAGTTAATATTAACCATCTACCCTTTGTTAAATCTATTTGTCCAAAATTAGATATGTATTGTGCCTCACCTTTATAATTTCTTGGTTCGTATTTTTTATTAAATTTTATGCCCCGTATCTTTCTTATAGGAGATAGTGCCTCTGCCTGCACGACTTGTGATACACGTTTTGATTTTTTTAAAACTTTTTCTTTAGATTTTTCCATTATAAATCTTCTAACATCAGCTCCAGCCCATGCAAAAATAGCCTGGTCATCATCTCCCGCTAAATATATATCTTTCGTTGTTTCTTTTATTTTATCATACAGTTTCCATTGTAGTGGAGATAGATCTTGAGCTTCATCAATAAAAACCACATCAAATTTTGGAATTTTATTATAATCAATTAACATTTGAATCATATCGTTGAAGTCATATAGTTTGTGATAGGCTTTGTAGACTAATAAATTTTGATAAATATGATTTAAAGTGTTCCAATTTATTTCTTTTCTATCATGTTCTGCTAAATCAAATTCTTCTTCTATATCTATACCTTTGTTAACTGCTCTATTAATTAATTGAAAATATGGGTTATTACATGTTAAATACGTAGATTCCTCTTCATTATATTTGTCAGTGTACGAAACTCTTATCCCCAATCTTTTACCTAATAATTCATAGTGCACAGGTTGCATGACATTCTCTTCTTTCAAATTAAGTGTTTTATATGCAAAGGAATGAAATGTTTGAAAATATGGTAACTTTTTATCTGGCACAGGCATTCTTTCTCTTGCTTCTTTTGCAGCTTTTCTTGTAAAAGCAAAATAACCAATACGGTCTAATTTAGTTCCTATTCTTTGATAGGCTCTGGCTCTATTAATTAATCTATATGTTTTACCAGTGCCTGGGGGACCATAGTATTTGTATATCATGCTATGTCCTCTTCATCGTATTCCATAATTTCGTTTGGCGCTTCCTCTTCTTCAAACTTAACACTATCTATTTCCAACACCCATAAATTTGGATTAGGATTCTTTTGATCCTTTTTCTTTGGATATCTTTTTTGTTTATACTTAGCTTTAAAATTATCTTTCACATATTCTAAAGTTTTATCACTCTTCATTGTCCAACCACTTCTTTGTAATTCTTTAAAAAAATGTGACCACGTAAAATATGCCAGTTTAGATTCATCATCTATGTAAACAGATCCCTGAGAAAAAGATAAATAAGAATTTGCCTCCGGTCCATTTATCCAATCTTTTATTTCTTTAAATAAAATTCCAATAGGTTGTGTTTCTTTTTCTGGAAACTCTGGATTTGCAGTTGATAACAAACCATTTATCATCTGAGTAAATTTAGTATTTTTTATAGTAGGAGGTAATATGTTAGCGTGTGCTGCTAATAAAGATTTAATTCTTTTTTGATCAATTAAATATTCAATATTTTTTGCATGTATTATTTTTATTTTGCCACTTGGCATTTTAACATGTATGTCATACGCAGGATCTGGTTTGTATTCCCATTTAGTTACAGTTACTATTTCTGGCCAATCACCAAACACTTGCGACCCAATACCATACTTTCTCGATATGCAAATATTTTTATGACAGTTTGTATTAACCGGTTTACCATGACACTTAAAACCTTTTGTCTCTTTCTTCCAAAGTTTTATCTTTTCATCTATCTTTCTTGTGTCCCAACTTTGATCATACAAAACTAATTCTTCTGCTTTTCTTTTTACTTCTGTTTCCCACTTATCAGAATATTTTTTCTTAGCCCATACCATTATGTTATATAAAAACTCATCTCTTCCATCTGGAAGTCTACTATGTCGTCCTCCTAATTCAGCATCTACATAACTTCCTTGTCTTAACTGACCACAAATTATACCAAGACATGGTGGTCCATCTTTAAACTCATTATCTTCTCCCTGTAAAACTATTTGTATAGAATCTGTTCCAATGTTTTTTAGTTCATCTTTACTTCTAGCATTTAAACTTACACACTTCATAAACGTATCAAAGTCCATTTCTTCCCCACTTGGATATAAAGCAACTCTTTGATCCTTGTTGAAGTATGGAAGATTTATAAAGTGACCATTTGATTTATTTCCGTCTTGTGATTTCAATGTTGTTTGTTTTGGAAATATTTCAGTCTTTGCAGGCAAGCCTAATATAAATAACATGTTATCTAAAAATTCTCTTATGTCGGAAGCTTTTACTTTTTCTCTTGCAAAAACATATAGATGTAAACCACCACTTTTTGATCTGATTGGTATTAAAGGTAATTCTTTTTCTGCTATTACTTTAAGATATTTCTCTGCTTTAAAGTCAGAATAATTTCTTGGATCAATATCTATCGCACCAAATACTGCGTTATCTTCATCATCACAAGGTTGAATACCCATTGATCCTTTACCTTGTAAATGATTTGTATAGTCCTCATCAGTTACTGGTCTTTTTGTCCAACCGTAATCTTTGTTGTCAAATTTTATTTTACCAGTAGCAGGATCTTTAATACCTTTAGATATATCACAATATCCAAAATTACGTTTCAAACCCGTAAATACTTTTATGAAATCTTTCATAATAAATAGGGCGCCTTTAGTCTCCCTTTGGCGCCCCACTCCGCGGAATACTTACGCTATGTCTTCAGATTGAGCAACCTTCTCGTATTTAGGTTTTGCACTTCCTTTTGATACTTGGTCTTGAAAATCAGCTCCCATTTTAAATAAAGCAGATTCATCATCATTCGATAGGTCTAACATTCTTACAAACGCTGGTTTGTAAACGTGCCAACTTTTATCTCCTGAATTTTTAGCAGCTGTCTTTAATTTAAACAGACCCATAAAAGAAGGTGCTTGAAACGTCCCTTTAGCATCCTGGGTTTTAAGATTCTTCAATTGATTATTTAAATCTCTCGCAGGAGTTAAATTTGAAGATCTCATAGTTATAACCGCTTTCCTTGGTAATTCATCAACCATAGTTATTACATAAAAATAAAATGTTTTTTCAACATAGTTACCATTTGATAATCTATATTTTATACCTCTTATTTCTTCCACAGCGTCATTTGGTATTGACATGTGCACATTCACTGGTGCTGAACTTCCTTCACCTTTATCCTGCCACTCTGGCCATCTTTGATGTGAGTGTGCAACAACTATGTCTAGCCCCTTATCACCATCTATTAAAGTTCCTAAGTTGGCGGAATAAATCATTCCAGGTTGAGCTCCCTCAACATGTTTTGGACTTCTAGTATTACACTCTGGGGATAGTTGATGAAGAATTTTTAGTATAGGTGTAGATACATCATCTGAACCTATTTCCTCAGTTCCTTTCCCAGCGTACTGTCTTAGATTAATTGAAGCTAGTGCTCCTGCACTATTCTTCTTTACGATTTGTGTACTCATATGTACTCCTTATTTGTTATTTGTTATTTGTTACTTTCGTTTGATTTCCTTCAAACGTCCAAAAAAGATCTTGCGGAACTTCTTTACCTTTGTTCTTCCAATCTTCCATGGTTACTTTTAGGGTCATGGCATGAACTGCTTCCTTTTGAGAAGGTTCATAACCTTGACCCCGTGCAAGGGTAGCGTATGCCATAGCCTTGTTTTCTTCGCCTTGACCAAAGTTCACTGTGATTTCATTTTTCACAATATCACCTAAGCCATTGTCTCGAAGCCATTGTATTGCCTCTGCTTTTTTGTCAGCTTTCATAGTGGCACTAAAAACTTTTTTTACTGAGAGTTCTGACCCATCTCTTAATTTCAATGAAGTCAAATTCATCTTTTCCATTATTCCTGGAATTGTAAAGTTGCTGATATATTTTTGTTGTTCTTTTAATTCTTTTAATTTAATTTCTGCAGCCAACACTTGTGATCCAACAGATTTAAATTTTTCTAACGCTTCAGATAGTTCTTCTGCATCAATTGACTCTACCTGTTTTGGCGCATATTTTCTTACATCTATACTCATTTTTTTATTCCTTTCGTAAAATGTATATATAGGATAATTTTATGGTGTCAACTACTTTTGATGAATATTTATTTCTATAGGGTAATAAGTTTTTTCTTGTCTGTCCCACTTTAACAATTTGTATTTTCCATTTGTTATATCAGAGACAACAGAACAAACAACTCCGATTATTGCAGGATCACCCGATAGTAAAAGAAAATCATCTGAAGTAAAGTTTTTTAGAAGAGTTCTAAGTTTTATAATTAACGGTCCTGGAGATAAAATAATTTGTGAATACATAGGAAGAAGAGTCACAATATCACCATATTTTTGTGCACCTAGTACATTATATTTTGGTTTTCCTGTATCTTTATCTATAGGAATTTCTTGAGTTAAATATACTTTGCTCATTGACTATTTCTTTTAATCGTATATATACATTTTTAGAAAGAAAAAGCAAATTATGTTCTATAAGTTTAAAACTAAACCATATCAACATCAACTTGATACTTTAAAAGAATCTTGGGAGAAAGAAAATTTTGCGTATTTCATGGAGATGGGAACCGGTAAATCTAAAGTACTAATTGATAACGCCTCTATGTTATATGACAGAGGTTTAATTAATGGTTTACTTTTAGTTGCACCAAAAGGTGTTTACAAAAACTGGTATGATTCTGAAATACCAACGCATATGGCCGATCATATAGATAAAAAAGTTGTGCTTTGGAAAACATCAGATACATCTATTAAACAACAAAAAATTTTAAATACATTGTTTGAGACAGGAACTGACTTTCATATTTTAATTATGAATGTTGAAGCTTTTTCATCTGGTGGTGGCACAGCTTTTGCAGAAAAATTTTTATCATGTCACAAAGCCATGATTGCAATCGATGAATCTACTACAATTAAAACACCTAAATCTAATAGAACTAGAAATATTATTTCACTACGTGAGTTAGCTCACTACAGAAGAATACTAACTGGTTCGCCTGTAACTAAATCGCCTCTAGATTTATTTTCTCAATGTGCTTTTCTTGATCCTTTTCTTTTAGGTATAGAATCTTATTGGGCTTTTAAATGTCGTTATGCAGTTACTAAAAAAATATTAACTAACGGTAGACAAGTAGAAATAGTTGTGGGCTACAGACATCTTGGTGAATTATCAGAAAAGATAAAACCATTTTCAAAAAGAATATTAAAAGAAGATTGTTTAGATCTGCCCAAAAAAACATGGATGAAACATACAGTAGAACTGACTAAGGAACAGAAAAAAGTTTACAAACAAATGAAACAAGAGGCTATTGCATTTTTAGATGGTAAGATGCAATCATCTGCAACAGTTATGACTCAACTAATGCGTTTACATCAAATAACCTGTGGTCATTTTACAGCGGATGATGGTACGATAAAAGATTTACCATGTAGTAGATTAAATGAATTGATGGAAGTATTAGAAAAAGTAGAAGGTAAAGCTATTATCTGGTCACATTACACACATGATGTAAAAAGAATTATAAAAGAAATACAAAAACAACATGGAGAAGAATCTGTTGTAGATTATTTTGGTGAAACAGATCAGGAAAGTCGGTCAATTAATATAAAAAGATTTCAAACAGATGACAAGTGTAGATTTTTTGTGGGGACCACACACACTGGCGGGTATGGTATCACATTGACTGCCGGTAGTACAATGATTTATTTTTCAAACGGTTATGATTTAGAAAAAAGACAACAGTCTGAAGCTCGTATAGATCGTATAGGTCAAGAAAAACCTATGACATATATTGATATCATTGCAGAAGAGACTATTGACGACAGAATTG